CCCCCGCCGCTTCATTTGCTTCTGGCGTCCGGAACCCAGAGTTGATAACATAGGGTACGCCGCTGTACTCACGAGCCAAATCCAGCTTCTCCAAGAAGATGGGCTCCATCTCATGACCCGAGCCGGTAAGGTCGGGACTGTCGAACTCGGAGTAGGTGAAGTACTTCATCTTTGACGGGCTACAAGAATTTTGAGTTCATCGACAGCATCGACGAGCTTTTCCAGCATACCCATAATCTGCAACTCTTGCTTCTCCAACATAGCGATACGGCCCTTCAGCTTTCCGACCTCGGTTTGCATCTTGAAGTAAATCCCGACAAGTGCCGCTGCGACAGTGAGGATTTCGAATAGGGTAATGGTGCTGGACATCTCGCCTCGTATACTGGACTCTCCCAGTAAATCCAATACTGGTCGTGTTCGTTCTCCTTGTAAATATACTTCAGCTCCATTTTACGCTACCCAAGTAATATTCGGGTTTCCAGTCCAGCCCAAACCACCGCTACCTGTCGCTAAAATTATATTGTCATACGCAGCTTTTCCTGCCGCTCCGTCATAACCATCTACAGCAACGGTGGCGCTTTCACTAAGTGTTTTTCCGTCAGTCAGATTCTGCCAATTAACCCCCACTCCTTGGTTTGGATTAGAATTCCAACCAATAATGCTGTTCGCGACATTTGCATTGCTAATTGATGTAGCAAAAAAAAGTATGGTTGCATTGGCGCTGTTTTTAAACTGCCATGGCCCAAGGCTTTGGTCAAAAGAGGTGGCGGTAAAAAACATAGCTCCAAGAGTATTAGCAGCACTCACATCCCAGCCACTGATGTCTTGGTTGAACGCGCTGGCGCCGAAAAACATAGAAGACATATCTGTAACGCCACCCACCTGCCATCCGCTAATGTCTTGGTTGAAGGAAGTAGCATCATAAAACATACTATTCATATTTGTAGCGCCACTTACGTCCCATCCGCTAATGTCTTGGTTGAAGGAAGTGCAGCCGCGCAGAAGGTCCCTAAAACTTGTTGTGACGGACAAAAACTCATCAGAAATAAAAGTGAGGTTTGTACACGACCCAAATGATGAACCTAAACCACTACTAGTTAGGGCCTCAGTATCTGTCACCTCAATTAACTGTGAGACACCGGTGTAAGGAGCAAACTGTGCTTGAAAGACAAACGACCCACCACTAACAGCTATAGTACATGTGTACTGACCAGTAGAGCTATATGTGTGTGACGGGTCAGCAGTATTAACTATTCTTTCCCAAGTTCCATCGCCCCAATCGATAATTCGGTTGTTGCCACTGGTACTTGGGAAGGTGACAGTATTCCCGCCTAAAGAGGTGTCAAGAAGAAGTTTTAACGTAGGTTGAGTAATGTTACCTGCTGAAGTCCAACCCTTTGCAACGAGGTTGTCGATTGCAACATCTGCATCAGGAAAAGACCCCTTGGGAAGAATCATTTGTTCAAACTGATTAGTGTCAGTCATAAACACGGCTGTATTTACATTTTCCCCTTGAGTGGGAAAATCAAAGCTTTCCCATAAGTCAGCGAACTTAGCTATCTCAGCCTGTGTATAGGTTCCAATTCCATACCTATTGTTAAACATATCTGACGCATCACACCCGTCAGCAAACTGCCATCCATTAATGTTGTTGAAGTCAAAGGCATCAGCATCATAAAACATAAACTGCGTCGAGGTTACCGTACTGACGTCCCACATCGTAAGGTCCTGATTAAACGACGTGCAAAGCCTAAACATATTCTGCGCATTGTCAGTTATCGACCACCCAGATACGTCTCCATTAAAAGATGTACAGCCGCTAAAGCATGACTCAAATCCGCCAAAACCAGCAGCGAAGTTGTCGTTCCAAAAAGAAAGGTCGGCGTTTAAGCTGTCACAACCAGCAAACAAAAACGCGCCTACAATATTTAACGGATAATCCGTTGCCTGAATAGACGACAGGTTACTGAAGTTTTGAAGCCTAGAAAGGAGAGTAAATGGACTTCCCCAACTCAGTATTGAAGTGACTTTTTCTATATGAGTAGTATTACCTCGCCCAAATTCGCCCGCCAAACTACCTGTAATGATAACGTCGTACTGACCAGAAGAAGAGTACGTATGAGTTAAAGAAGCGACAGAAGAATCGGTAATAGTTTCTACAACTCCATCTCCCCATTGAACAACAAAATCAGGAGTGACGGTAGAAGGAAGAGGAATAGAAAAATCATTTGAAGCGTCGCCAAGAGTAGTGTCTAGCCTGAACGAGAACTCAGAACAAAAGGGAACTCCGTCTACATTCTCTACGTCTGCGGCCAATCGCGCGTTAATAGAGTCGGCGTTAGCTAGTGTCTTTCCAGATATTTTTTTTATACAACTCATGCTACCCAAGTGATTGAGTTGGTAAGGTCCCAGCTATAGGTAGCAATGAGATTGTCGTACGCAGTCTTCGCGTTCGGATAGGTAGACTCACTTAAAGTCCTTGTTACCATATTAAACATATTGACCCCCGTGCCTTGACCAACGCTATCCCAGCCCTCTAGACACAACGCTAAATTCGCATCGCTAATGCTGGAACCTTTAAAGAAGTTATTAGCATCCGCGTTATTCTTAAACTGCCACGCTCCTAGATTTTGGTCAAACGCAGAAGCATTAGAAAACATGCTGCCCATAGTCGTCACACTACTGACATCCCAACCACTGATGTCCTGATTGAACACGCTGGTGCCGCGAAACATAACGTTCATATTCTCCACAAGACCAACGTCCCAACCGCTGATGTCTTGGTCAAACGCAGAAGCTCCGTCAAACATCCCAAACATAGTCGTCACACCACTGACAACCCAGCTGTTAAGGGGCTGGTTAAACGCAGAAGCTCCGTTAAACGCTAGAGAAAGAATCGTGACCGAGGAGGTGTCTAAATCATTAAGACCGGGCCTATTAAATAAAGGCGCCGCTTGAAAGACTCCCCCAAGAGAAGAAAACGCATCCAAAGACGCGTAGCCCGACATGCTTGTTGGCCCAACAAAAGAGGAACAATCCCTAAAAGTATCGTTCTGAAAAAATTCAATCCCCGTTAGGTCTAAATAACCATTGAGAGGGATTGTAACAAGAGAAGTCCACCTCCTAAATCCTACACGTCCACAGTCTCCAAAAGCAAGGACCTCTGTGATTTGTGTGTCCGGAGTGTCAAAGTTAGACAAACCAACCGTACGGGTTTGAGAACCTGTGAAAGGGGTCAGCGTTACATCGTATGTCCCGGCAGTAGCGTACGTATGAGGAGGAACGCCGGCTGTGCTAACCGATTCAGTAGGGCTCCCATCTCCCCAATCAATAACTCCAGTGCCGGAATTCATTCTAACTGTAGGGTCCCACTCGTCTCCATCATTGGCAATTGTCAACCGAAGAATTAATGGTGAACCTAAAAGTTGAACACCACTAATCCCCGCGATACTCGATACCGAAGACACACCTTCAATGTCAGTGACATCTACATTAGAAAACTTCTTGAGCCCCGGCATTACGCAATCTCAATCCAGTCTGGACTCGGATTAAAATAAGTCTTGTATACACTGCCATCCTGCCCTAGGTAGGTGCCAATAACACGCACGACTTCACCTTGGGTGAGGCCGCTGATGTCATTAATAATACTGCCACCGGCACCGAGATACAGTACATCGCCAGCAGTAAAAGGAGCGGCGACAGTCAAACAAAATATCCCGCTCTGTAAGAGGCCCGCGCTACCCAGTCCAATTCCCAATAGCCCCTTAGCGGAGGAAGGTGCCGCATTACTAGCTGCGCTCCATGTAGTGCCATTATACTGATAAACACCAACCGCTAATGAGCCAGTAAGACCAAAGGTGAATACGGTTCCTTCGTGGTCTTGGTCACTCGCGTATGCGGTGTCACGAACGACAAAAGAAAGGTCAATGCCCTCAGTGCTTCCGCCAGTGGAACTAATCTGAATTTCTCCAGTGCCAGTAACGACATCAACCTCAATGCCGTCACCGGCAGTGAGATTAATAGAGCCGGTCTCACCGTCAATGTCTGTAACGCCGCCGGAGGCGCCAGTAACAGTAATAGTGCTGCTGCCATCGTCAGTAATCGTAATACCGCCGGCACCGACAAGAGTAAGGTTGCCGTCTAGGTTGTTCAGGTTCTGTACACCAGAACCGCCGGCAGAACCAACGCCCAACCAGTTAGAGGCGTTTTGCCAAGCCGTGTCGTCAACAGTAGAGGCCGTATACTGATACAGCTCGTCACTGCCCTTAATGACAGCCAAGGCACCGGGGATACGAACCGTAATGTTTAGCGCATCACGCTCTGCCGTAGTCTCAAAGATATTGATTCCACGAACTTGATTCCCCGAAGCGTCCAGAGTAGGAGCGTTAGGGTTCGGGTTGATGAGTAGGTCGGGAAATTCAGCCATTAGATGAAATGTAGAAGTTGGTGCCTGTAGAGAAAGGACCAGTAAAGGGTGAACGGAGCAAGCGAACGGTTACACTCACACCAAAGTCGTTAGTGATGGTCTCAGTGCCGAAGTCGTCAAAGTTGACGATAGGACCTGTAGGGCCGCCCTGACGAAGCTCAGGAGCACCAAGGGAATCGTCATAGAGAATCCAAGCGTAGTTGCTTACGTCAGCCATGGTAGCTACAGTAGAGAACGTCTCAGCAAACTCGCCAGCGAAAAGACGGAAGTAGCCGTCCGTAGCCGAGGCGTAAGAATTGTACAAAGCCTGACCGGGAGTAGCGCCAGAACCATCCAAAGAGCTTGCGATAAACATCATGGGAGGACGCATAGAAACCGTCTGGTCAGCACTGATGTTGGCATAGATGTCACCATCGTTGTCGCTCTGCGTATCCGAAACCTGCGTCGTATACGTAAAGTCAGTAGTAGGACTAGCAGGGGCATCTCCGGGAACAGCTAAAGTCTCGCTGGCAGGGTCACCAATAACAGTGGCTGAAGCAAGCTCAGTAGCACCGCGATACACGCGAACCTCCGTCATAGGAACGTAGGTAGACATCTTCGTGGCTACACCTTCGATACTACTAGCGTCATTACCCCACTCTCGGATAAGTCCAGTCTCGTCGGGAGAGCGACCGTCGTTGTCGGCTTCAACACTTGTCGTGACAGCAGGAACCATATACGCTTGCTGGGTAGCAATAGCTACGTCCTGAAGGAGCTGATTGCCCTCAGCATCAAAGATGTTCAGATAGTAGTAAACGTAGTTGATGACAAACTCCGGGAACGTAGGCAGCGTCTCATCCAAGAAAGTTCCGCTGCCGGGAGCAATGCCCGTCTGCAACTCTTCGATAGCCCCACCGTTGACGCGGCGAACCAAAGTCGCGTTGTCTCCACCGGTATACTGCCACTGAACATTGATGTCGATGTTAGTGAGGTTGTATTGCCAAGCAGGGATAGGAGTGGCACTGAAAGTCGCGCTCTGCATAATGAGAACGTCGCGGATGAAATCGACAACCGTTACACCACTATCACCAACAGGGTAGGTTCCGTTGCCAGAAAGGCGACCGAACGTATGTCCGTTAGTAAGGTTGTACAGGATATCGGTCTCAAAAATTCCGCCGCCGCCGCCGCCGCCAAACTCCTCAATGGTGTAGACGTCACGGTTGGCATTGCGGCTCGCGGACCCCTTGTTCTCTGTTTCGACGTCGGGAGCGACGCCGTGAAATTTTGTTCCGGGAGGTATAGGCATGTCTTATTCTTCTGGTGCGTTAGGGTCGGGCCACCCTTCAGCTACGTCCTCAGCTTCAGTAAGCTGAATAGAGCTGGGGGGGATGAGGTTTTCGAAAGGTACGTATCCTCCTTTATTCGCTTCGTCAGTGACGTTCGGCAAAATAGCAAGGAACTCAGTAAGGTCGACCACAGGCTCAACTGGGAGATATACTTTGCTCATGAGACCCAATTGATACTGTCTCCAAAGTCCCAGTTGGAGTTAGCAATGAGATTGTCGTAGGCCGTCTTAGCAGCAGGGTATACCGTCTCGTCTAAGTCTCGTATAGCACCCCCGCCACGAGGGTCGCTACCAAAAGGTCGTCCGGCAGCATCAACATTAATCCCTTGGTTTGCATTCGCTTCCCATTGAACCAAGCAAGACGCAAGGTCCGCGTCGCTAAGATTTGGGAAAGAACTAGCGCCAAAATCAGCGCCGTCACCAAACTTCCACTGACCGAAAGTGTCGCTCATAACAGATTCCGGTACCCCCGCAAACATGTCGTTGAACAAGGTTACCCCGTCAACTTTCCATAAGCCGATGTTAGAAGGCAATCCTGTAGCGCCACTAAAACATCCGATTAAACTCGATGAGATTTCAGCAGGAAGGGTAGAGATATCAGAGAAGTCTCGGTCTTCGTAATTGATGAACTCAGAACCCCCTACTATAAGATTATCGATACGTAAGACCTTGTTTATCCCAAATGAGCCACCTCTAGACCAATCTATTTCGACCTTAGCGCCAACAGATAAGCTGACATCAGTAGGGTTCGGGTCGGTAACGTTTACAGCAATCGTATCAGCGGAGCTGTTAATCACGTAAGTGTCGTCGCCGATATAAACCTCAAAGGGGAAAGTGCTCAGTGAAGTAAATACAAACCTTGTAGTCTTAGGAATACGGTCCTCAGGGCGAAGCTTATACTGAAAAATAGGGGCCGTGCGAGAAGTGCCGCCACCGCCACCAGTGCCAGTGCCAGTGCCAGTGCCGCCGTTTACTGAATCACCAATGGCAATAAACATATTACCAAAGGGCTATGATTCCGGCAGGAGGAGCAGGGGTAGCAAAGACGCGCAAAACCTGAACGGGAATGAAAGCGCCAGCAGCAACACCAGTAAATGTCACCTCGTCGTTGCCCGCCGTCAAAACCTTGATGTCTCCGCCAGCACCGCTGTACAAGACGCACCCCGTATTGGCGTCAGAGTAAATGACGTAAGCCTGACTGGAAGCAATAGTGCCAGTAATAGAAAGGGTATTGGCGTCAACTACGCCGATTACCTTATGAGCTGTAGTAGGCGTGTAAATGATACTTCCAGCAAGACCATTGATGTTTCCCGCCGTAAAGTCTTGGGCTGAGTCGACAAGCTGGTTAGTGCCCGTTCCATCAGTAGTGCCACTAAGTGTGGCGCCCGCAACGTTAGGGATGTTGATGGTGTCGCTGGCGATGACCTCAAGGGCCCGCTCGACTTGTAACTTCTGATATGCCATTATTCGTATGGGAACATTCGGTTTAATGTGTCACGACGCTTGTTGCACCCGCAATCCTTACCCGTTGCCTTGGCCACAGTATCAACCACCTTCTTAATGCCGGTGGCTTTGGTGACCTTCTCGATGCTGTCGCCTAAACCTTTCACTTGCGAATGCAGCTTGAAAGGTGAGACTTAACGTTGTTTACGCGGCGAGTCTCTTCCATAGAATGGTCACCACCGTAAGCGTTCTTTCCGGAAGCCTTGCTTGCGCCCTTAGACTCGTTACGACGAGACTTCATGGACTGAGACTTTTTTCCGTGACGGGCCCCGAGAGATTCATCGAGGCGAGAGTTATATCCCTGTTTCATAGCTACTAAGTTAATACTTTCCTTTCCGACCGCTAGGGCTCGCCTTCTTGCTTCCGCCCTTGCCAGCCCATAACTTCTTGCACGCCCAGTAACGAGCCGTGAGCTTGTCGTTGGCCGTATCACATTTGTGTCGTGCCTTGAAACTCTTACGCGCAGCAGGACTGTAGTTATGACCGTAGCCCTTGGCTCCGAAATGGATAATCTTCTCCTTGCCACCAGAACAAGCCTTGACCATCATCTTCTTGCCCTTGCTCGTAGACCGGCGAGGCTTGTTGCAAGGCATGTCTTTCTTACTCGCCACGGCGCTTCTTGTATTTGAAATACTTGCGGGGACGACCCAATGCGTTAGTCTTCTTCAACTCATACTCCCTCTTGAAGTCAGCTCCCTGAGGAGAGTTGTACCAATCCACCTCCTTCTGTACCGTAGGGTGACTGCGGGACTTCAAGAATTTATTGGTAAAAGGATTGACAGTGGCGCCATGACCAGTGCCGTCGCCGCCAAGACGACGGTCGACACGAGCACTTTGTCGCTCCTTGTACTGGCGACCGCGTGCCTTTTTCACAATAAACCTGCGTGGAATCCTACCCATTACGTACTCTTTGCTTGGATGACAATCCAGTTGTTGCCGTCAGACCAGACAGCAATACCATTATACACCTTGTTAATCCTATACGATGCCTGCCCGTCAATGGTCTCAGAACCCGGAGCATAGACATCGACCTTGTCCTGTGCCGTGACAGTGCCGTCGTTGACGATACGCAGAAAACGATACGGGATGGCAGCAGCAGAAGGCAACGTAAGATTGTGGGTGCCAGCAGCTCCGACCCAAGTCAAGTCGACAATATTTTTGCTCGTAGTAATAGTAGATGAACCGCCGGGACCAACAGTCATAAACTCAGGCTCCAAAACAGCTACGCCGCCAACGTTGTTGAGCGTATTGTCAATGGTGACGTTGTTACCGCCAGACTGAGAGAGACCGATACCAGAACCAGCCGTGAGCTGGACAGTAGAGTTGAGGCCGCTGACAGCATCCAAGTTCCAGTCTACGTCGTCGCCGTCGGTGCTAGAGTTGAGCGTATACACGTCAGAAGTGCCCGAAGAAGCAATCTCCTCAATGGTATACGCGTCGCGCAAAGGCTGCACGGTAGCACTACCCCTATCGGTGGTGTCAACGCTCGCGGCGACGCCGTGAAATTTTGTGCCTGCGGGAATAGGCATTACGCTTTATTCTTTTTACAAGATACGGAATCACCCAGCGGGCAAGGCGCTTGACGCTCTTTCGGCTAAGGAACCGAATGAGCTTACTTGGAAGCACGACGAGGGCGAGACGGAGCCTCAACACCGTCTTCTTTAGCTTGGATGACTGCCTTGCGCCAATCGCGCAAAGACCGACGATACTCTTTCTTTTCTTGAACTGTCATATCCAAAGATAATTATTTGCGACTAACTCTTGCCGCAGGAGTATTAGAAACGAACTGCTTCTTCCCAGCCTTCTTCTTACGCGCCGTAGCAGCACGCTGAGCCTTGCTTAAACTCTTGGCCTTAGACAGGGGCAGGCACCTATCTGGGCTCTTCTTGTTCTTGCTCGTGCCGCACTCGCCCTTGATGCTGCCATCCAAACCGATGCGCACCCACTTCTCGTCGCGCCACTTCTTGAGCTCGCCCATTACTTTTTCTTAGGCTTGCGGGGCTTCATAACCTTAGCCTTCACCTTAGCCGTACACGGCTTGCCATATCCTTTACTTGCCATTATTTCCTGTCAAAATTTTTGTCCTTGCAATACCGGCTCGCATACATAGCGGCATAAGCACTCCACTTCTTGTACTTCCTCATTGCGGCGGCCTTGCCCGCTGGGCAAATCTTGTTCTTAGCCATGAGTAAACTTATGGATAATCATACAGATGATGGCCCCGGCAATTCCGAAGCACACCATCTTATATGAAAACTCTTCGCGGGTCATCAGTACCGGCTTCTGGCCTTTTTGCTCGTAATACTCGCTCTAGACTTCCTCTTGCCAGAATCAGTATTTCCAGTAAACCCGTCTCCCATACCGCTCTTCTTGACAACAACCTTAGTGCCCTTGCTCTTCGCAGCAGAACCCTTACCCTTCTTGGACTTTGTCCGATAGTTGGTAGTGGTCCTAGAAGAGACGCGACCGTTTTTTGCGCTCGAAGAAGTAGTGGACTTAGACTGAGACTTAGTCTTGCCAAGCTTGCTCTTCGTTTTGGTGCGGGTTACTGTAGCCCCAGACTTAGTGGTCATGGTCCTAGTCTTCCTCTTGACACCGTCCTCTTGAGACTTAGTGGTTGTGATTCGTGGCATATCAAATATCTTGTGACAGCAAATTACAATGAACTATTTAAAGTACTGGCGCGTCATACGATACTTCATAAGGGGTAAGTATGGGATAACCAACGCCGACCTAGAGATGCTCATCTTCCTATACGATGAGCCATACTTTACTAAAGCCAAATTCTCGGAATTTGACAAGGTCTTCTCATGGGATAAAGACCGCTTTGAACGATTGAGAAGGAATGGTTGGGTAGAGAAAGTATCCGTAGAGTCAAAGTCAAGACTCGGCGTATACAACCTGACATACAAAGCCAAGCGCGTGATAGGATATATGTACGCACTGATAGACGGCAAGGAGTTCCCTACCGATGACCAAAAGAACCCATCCTTTAAGCGCAACGTGAAGTATACCGATAAGGTCTACCGAAATGCCATGATGGAGATAAATGAGTTCACAAGACAACGACGACGTCGCGCTCAGAAATAATGGTGCGCGCAGTGCCGTCGATGAGCATGGTGTAGCTGGCACGCTTGTCGTAGTACAGGTCGTCGCCAGAGACGATGGTGCCTACGTCGGTGCCCGAAGCCACAACAATGCCACGACCGTAGCGGAGCTGGTTCTTGTCTTCGGCGCTGAGCAAAAGGCCACTCTCGGTGGTCACCTCCTCCTTGACCTCGTCGAGGATAATGTATTTTCCTATAGGACGCATTGAATAAAAATTGGTGTCAGCGGACCCACATAGGCGCCCGCAATATTAAAATCGAAATACTCCATCGCCTCAACCTCACTCATACCGTGCTCGTTGACGAGCAGCTCCATGATGCGGCCCGTATCGTAACACGTCCGCCAACCCTCGTCAACCTCCGTGATGCCGATGATGGCTTCGTCAAAACCGTCGGCGAAAAGGGTATTAGCGCCTAAAGGCTCCAGCCACCTCTCTATATATTCCCTCATGCCCGTGCGAGAGTAATGATGGCCCGAGTGCTGAGGATGGTGACGGCAACGCTGACAGCGTTTTGCAATGCCGTCTTGGTCACGCGAGCCGGGTCGATGATGCCCATCTCCATAAGGTCGCCGTACTCGCCGCTCTTAACATCGAAACCAAAGCCGTCGTCAGTCATACTGTAGTCGTAGTCGACACCAGCGTTGGTCATGATTTGGTCCATGGGGGCGCGAAGAGCCGCGCAAAGGATGTCGGAAGCAATGCCGCCAGAAAGGGTAGAGCTGATGTTGTACAGCGTGACGCCAGCGCCGGGAACGACGCCGTCCTGCATAGCAGCGCGGACAGCGCACACAGCATCGTCGACACGGTCGTATAGCTCCTTCTGCTCCAAGTCAGTATGGCCACCGACCTCAATGACGCCAATGCCGCCGGTGAGGCCCGCGATGCGTTGATGGATGAAGTCTTTGTCTCCCTTGCGCTGGGCAAGCTTATGAGCCTCGTGAAGCTCAGCAATGCGCTCGTCGACGCCGTCCTCGCGAGCCTCCTTGACGATGATTGTCTCGCCACGACCCACAACAATGCGGTCCGCAAAACCCAAGTCGCCAAGGTCCATAAGGCTTAAGTCGTCGCCCGTCTTCTCACTGTAGTACGTGGCACCAACAATAACCGCCAAGTCTTGCATAAGCTCGTGCTGCTTATACCCGAAATTGGGAGGAGGAACAACGCAGACCTTTAATCCCTTCTTGACCACATTGGCAGCAAGGGTGTTGATGACGTGAGTGCTGCACGGAGCAACGATGAGAAGACGCTTGCCCTCACGGATGATAGGACCCAAGACGTTCTCGATAGCCAAGACGTTGTTTATCTCACTGTCGCAAACCATAACGTGGCAGTCCTCTAAGACGCACTCGTCACGACTCTGGTCGTTGACAAACAACTCGCTCGAATAACCACGGTCGAGCTTGAGCCCGTGGGTGACGTTGAAGCCGGTGTCGCTGGTCATGCTCTTCTCGACAGTGACAACACCGTCTTTGCCCACCTTGCCATATACGTCAGCAATCAACTTCCCAATAGCCCTGTCGTTGTTGGCGCTGATAGTAGCTACGTTGCGAACGTGCTTCTTAGTTAAACGACGACTGCGACTGTCAATGTCCGCAACAACACCGCGAGTAAGCTCGACCAACTCGCGCAATACATCCGTCTTGTTGGCGTCGTCCAGCTTAGCAATACCACCCTTGACCAAAGCCTCAGCCAAAACAATGCTCGTAGTAGTACCATCACCCGCCTCACTGGCCGTCCGGTCAGCAGCCTCCTTCATCATGCGGACAGCTAAGTTCTCGACAGGGTCAAGCAAGTCCACAGCCTTAGCCACAGTAACACCGTCCTTGGTAACTGTAATGCCATGGGTGTGGTGAGGACTCTCGATAAGTACCGTCTGGCCGCTCGGGCCAAGCGTGGACTTTACCGCCTTGGATAACTGCTCAATGCCACGGATGAGCTTGTCGCCTTCGAAGTGAAGGTCTTTAGGTATTTCATTCATAGTCCAACGAAGGTACTATGTCGGAATGTCGATTTCAAGTCCCCCTATAGAGAGAGAGAGAGAGAGAGAGAGAGAGAGTTACTTTCCCTTGCAGAAGAAAAATAACCGACATTTCCGACACTCAAACTGAAAACCAGTTACTTAGACCGACACAAACATTTAAAAGATGACACCGGGTGTGTCGATTTCCGACACAAACAAGAACACCCCGGACTTTTCCGAGGTGCTCCACCTTAACCAAATTGCTCGCACTTGTCTGCTTGCAATAAAAAGGTAGAGTTTTTTAAGTAGGTGTACGTAGTGTTTGGGTTCTATAGCGTTTGACGTAGGCCAGCCCAAATCTGAAGTCAACTTTTTTCGATAGGGGGGGGGTCAT